GGGGGCGTACGTCTCGGATGCACAAAAGTGCGCCGATGATTAGCTTGCTCATCCATCTTTTCAAGTAATAGGGCCGGTGCTTTAATAGCGTCGACACCCGTGCACAAGAAATGATGGGTTATTGGTCAGGCCGAAGTGGTCAAGAAAGATTTCCTTTTTGACTAACCGACGTCCCAACGTTAAATTGATCCTTTTATGTACATCCCATAGGGTTGCGTCTGAGGATTCAAATATAGAAAAGTCTTCTGGAACTAACGATAGGAGTTTATTACGCCTATTCCGTAGTCTCTTTCGCATAGGAACCACTAGAGGTTGAAATTCTCCCTCTATTGACTCTCTTATACTGTCAGATGCTACCATACTGCTGAGGATTTCCTCGACAGTTGTTAGATCCAGTGACTTAATAAAAAGATTTGCACGCTGTTTGTAGTAACCGTACTTCTCGCCAGGCTCCCGTACGGGAAGCTGGAGATTTTCTCGGTTAATGTACATAGTGTGGTCCATCGATTCGACATTTTGAGTTTCTTCCAACATGAGAAAGCAGTCAGTCAGCATATCTGCTATCTGACTGGATTCAGTCGTGGGGGCCGTAGATTCTACTGTCCCCATAACGTATTCTTTTAGAAGAACATCTATGTCAGCGATATACAGATAGTTTATAAGCTGCCTGTACTCGGTGGGTATTACGAAATCGTCAATCAAACCCTCTGGGTGGTCAATACCACCAAGCCAACTGGGCAAGCCCGCTGGAATGGAGTACCGTCCTAAGGTGGATGAAAGTTCCGGCGAAAGCCGGACCATCTTATCAACCATTGGAATGATTAACTTCGTAAAGGCGGGGTCCCCTCGATATTTCAACGTATTAGTTATTTGACGAATCCGAGAGCATATTGCTATCGGACCAGCATCTGACTGTGTGTTAAAATACCTAGGCTTTAACGTGTCGACAAAAGTCCACCCGTTGGAGTCCCTGGTACGTATCGCGTGTTCTTCGCAGAAGGTAACATACCGTCTGCTCTCGAACCAAGTTGTACCACTTGGTATAAAGCCCCCAGATAAGTAAAACATCCTCATCCAGGGTGAACACTGTTCCGAATCAAAGCGGAAAAGATCGTCTCCAGACTGGTTTGAAGACAAACCGTCCGAAGATTTGAAGTTGTTAAGGAAGACCTGGAATAATTCCTGGTTTTCAGTCAGCCACATCTTGATCTCCTCTTCACTGAAATGAATTATTTCAGGGAACTGGCGCCGTAGTTCCGGAACTACCATCCTTACTAGTAAGGAGTAGGTGTTTAAAAATATGCCGCTTAATCCTTCTCCCATCATTATCCCCGATCTGTGCACAGGTTTTTTGAAACCCTTGGGCATCTCAAAATCTCTGTCTACACTAGATAGTTTAATGATCATGGAGAGGAAACGTCTACAGGGATGGGCATGTGGTACCGCTCCCATCCACCCCTCCAGTATCGTAGATATACATCGCCGATACGGGGTATCTGTAGCCGTAGTTAAGTCGGCACTAACGGCCCATGGGAAATGAATATTATTCATTTCAGCTGTGGCTAGCCCCCCTCTGGATTCCCCATTCAAATAAGCCAGACTGTCGTAGAGCTTTACAGCACTTCGCAGACCTATCTTAAGCAATGGATCCAGATCGATGAGGGCGGGATCTAAAAGATGCCGCCCCATCGAGCCCAGAAGAGAAACGCAGAAGTCGGAGATCGTAATGATCCTGACTTTCCATCCCTCTTCAGGCTGGGCCGTGACTCTACTTGGTAAAGAGCCGGTAATATCTAATATTTCCGGTATCCTCCCGTCGCCCATGCACGGAAGATCTTCATCGACCGTGAATGCAAGCGAAGAGATTTTTCTAATCTCAAGTTGTGCCCATAAGAATCCTATACGTCCAAATCTCTCATCCACTTGTAGCGGTTGTGGCATGCCGCTAGCACAATAGATGACGGTACCAATGGGAGCGAACTCGCTCCAATTGTTAGGATAAAGGATGATGTTTCCTAGGGTATCATAAAGTTCGGAAACCGGTGGTTCTGGAACGATAAGTGATAGTGGCTG